TCCTCCTCCTCCTCGTTGACCGTTTCCATTCCTACCGCAGCGTGCTGGTGCATCGTGGGAAGGCTGACTGGAATACGGAGATTCGTCGTAGAGCACTCGCCATTATCGTCGGCACCATAGAGTGCATCGTGAATCTCATCCGTCGTGTACGGTGCTAGGCTATCATACTCTACTGGATGCTGTTCGGGGGTGTCCTCTGCAAATTTAATAGCCGTCTCTTCGTCAAAGAGCATCTCTGAGAACGCTGTTCCCGCCTTAATCGGCGCACCTAGCATCACCTTAGCGCTCACGCCCAGTACAGGGTCCCGCTCACCAAAGATGGCGGCGCGGAGTGCAATATCCTCCGTCTGCTCAAACGACATCTTCGCCAGCGGTCCAATATCGTTCTTATTGATACCGTAGCGGTCAATGCTCATCGTGCGACCCTTGTGGCACATCTTATCCAGCAATATGCAGACGTGGCGGTAATTGACCGAGCTGCCGGATTCGGCAAACAGCGTTGTAATCTCCTTGTACAGCGTGGCGCGCGTCGCCTCAATGCCCAGATTCGCAAACATATCGTGAACATTGCTGGAAATGATCTTTGAGGGGTCCACATCAGGATGCGTCATCACATCCAGGAAATTGGAGCCATCGCTAATCAGTACATACTGCTCTGCCGGTACATACTTGCCATCCTTGAGCTCCACCGTATCGGCAATCTTCTGGTAATTCACCGAACGGAGACCAGGAATGCCACGAATCGCCGTACACGAGAGAACCTTATTCTGGAGCGCCTTGAGCGAATTGAGGTCGTCGCTCGCCGTATCTGTCTTGACAAGGCGAATGCGGAAGACAAGACGCGTGGCATTGTAATCCGTGTAAATGCTTGTAATATCGCTGCTGAACTTCGTCTTGAGAATGAGCGCAATGTCGTCCATTGTAATATTCTTATTGAACATCTGCTCGCGATCCAGCTCAAACCGCAGAATCCACGGCGACTTCGGCTCTTCCTGAACTGGAGCGGCTTCCTCCGTTACCGGCGTTGAGCTGAGCGGATCCTGCACCACACCCTCCGCAGCGGCAGCAGTGGTCGTCGCCTTCTCGTAAGCCGCCAGATACGCTAGCCAATCCGCGTCATCTGTAATAAGCGTCTCATTATCGCGGGGGTCGTAGTAAATACGTGCAACCGTTACAATATCCTGGAGCAGCGTGAACTCCAGCTCCTTTGATACACGACGCGCCTCCTCCTTCTTATCACGAAGGTCTCTACGCAGCGGAATGTTCAACTCAATCGCCTTCGGATTGCGGGTCGCCTTGAGCAACTCCTTGAGACGCGGTACACCTCGCGTCATATTTGACTTAGCGGCTACACCAGCCAAATGGAACGTATCTTTTTGGCATAGTTGATTGAGTACTGTAAAGTTGCGAGTTGTTTCAACCGTTACATCATACACCTTGCCGCCCTTGGGGGACACTGAGGTGATAGATTTTACCTTATCCATAACAACATCATTAAACGTCTTATACTTACATACTGTGTGGTCAGTTTCAAGGATTTTATCAAGACGCTCCTGTTTTGCGGTTAGCGTAAGTGAAATCGTCTTGGCAAAGACAGCCGCATACATCTGTGGAATACGTAGTTGATATTGCTGCGACACCGACTTAAACTTGCCGATATTTGGCATATACGATGACATAGTAGTAAAGATTCCATAGCGGGCGAGTAATGTACCAAGACGAGTAATAAGTGCCTGAGAGACCGAGGAACACGCAATGCTTCCATCTAGTGCGACCGATCCGTCACCGCTAAAGTATCCGTCCAGTAGAGCGACAACAAACTCGTTAGGTGCCTGAAAGACCCAGTCAGGTAGAGTCTTTTCATAACTGATATGTCCAAACGCCTTCTGCATGACTTCCGTAAGAAGTGTAGAATGGATAATAAGACTTGTCGTATGTCCCTTGATTCCCGTATTCTCAATTACTTTATCTACTGAAGTCGTATGATTTCCAATACACCATCCTTCCATGAGTTTGCGGCAAGGTGTTAGAAACTTATCATCATTATTCGTAATCTGAATCTGCGTTCCACTTGTAGATCCTTCTGATAAATAAGCACCAACAAAGAAGCCAAATTCCTTAGTAAGCGGAATGCTATCAGGAATCTGTGATGAGCATGAGCGAGTAGATTTAGGATATACATATCCTGGCATAAACATATCAGCCCGTGTATTATGTCCATTCGCAAACGCATCACGGAATGAATCACTACGGCTGTAAGGAACCGTAAAGTCTTTGCCATTTGCGTCTGAAAACCAGTGACGCTGACCGGCTTCGTCCGCTTTATTCATTGCATTTAGCGCTTTCTTTGCCTCCGTTCCAAATAGATACATCTTTGCCGAAAGTAGAGTACGAAGGTCAAGAGTTTGTACAAGACCTAGTTGATGAATTGCCATAGTATTTGCAATAGGCAATACATCGCCTACCTTTAGATCAGAACCATTCATATCTACAATCTTGCCATCACGAAGAGTTAGGAATGACTTGCCCTTCGTTGCTTTGACTGTACGTCCGCTTTCCGTTGTCACCTCAAGAATTGTATCTGTTCCATCCTCATTGACTACAGGGTGCTTTGTAATTGCTTCTAGCTTCGTCCAAACCATCTTGCCGTTCTCATCACAAGAAACAGCCGACCAATCATGTCCATCATCTAGAGCAACATAGACCTGATCATTTGGCAGATGTTGAATCCTGTCCTCCTTACAAGATGCAATGTAGTTATCAATGAACTCGCCAATCTTGGGAGTTTGGATTTTACCGTCTTTCGCAATAATGATTTCTGTATCCCAGTCAACAGAGTTGAGCGTCATCTGCGTCGCCGGCTCACCAATAGACTGCGCCGCAATGACACCGACAGGCTGTCCAGGCTCCACCCACGACTTCCAGTGCTTGAGGACAATCTCTTCAGAAAGAGCGTCCAGTGCCGGCTGCGTATAACCGATGCTGGTAAGGCGGGACGGGGCGAGATGGTAGCGCACCAGCGCCGCCCAAATCTTATTGTTTGCGTGCGTCTTCGCTAGAATCTTTGCCTGGGCTGACAACACAGCCGTAGGTGTGGCTGGGTTTGCCGTATTCGCTGGATCCAGATTAAACTGCGACTTGATAGCGTAAATGAGACGCTCCAGGTGAACAGGAGAACGGACGTTCTTCTGCGGCTTTGATCCAAACACCTTCTCCACGATGATACGGCGGTCCTCAATCATCGCATCCTGGTATGCCTTTTCGCCAGGGGCACCTGGCGCCGCCGCGTACGCAATGATATCGCTGTCGCTCATAGATGAGAGCGGTAGGGGCTGATTCTCCAGCTTCGTCGCATTAATACCGTCCTCTCCATAGGATACCTGTAGCATATTGCCGTTGGTATCACGCACTGAGCCGTCGTGCTGCGTAATCAGGTCCTCTAGGGCGACGCGGATTTGACGCTGCATATAACCCGTATCAGCCGTCTTCACGGCAGTATCAATAAGACCCTCGCGACCCGACATAGCGTGGAAGAAGAACTCATCGGGCTGGAGTCCCTTAATATATGAGCTGGTGATGAAACCACGCGCCTGAGCGCTGTCGTCAAAGCGCTTGAAATGGGGCAACGTACGGTGCTGGAAGCCGTTCGGTACGCGCTTGCCCTCAATCGCCTGCTGACCTAGCGTGGCAATCATCTGTGAGACGTTTACCTCCGAGCCCTTAGAGCCCGCCTTTACCATGTTTGTCATGCGATTCATATCTGAGAGCGACTTGAGACCAATCTTACCCGCCTCACCTACAGCCTTATTGAGTGTGCTCATCACCTTATTCTCAAACTCCTCCTGATTTGAGCGTCCGCTGGAGTTCTCAAAGAGACCCGTATGTAGCTGAAGAATCTGCTCCTCAATTGTCTTCGTAAGCTTGTTGAGTGCAATACCGATTTCGTCATTGGTTGCCTGGTCGGCGATTAGGTCCGAGATACCGACCGAGAAACCGCTATTCATTAGGAAATTCGCAATCATCGCCTGAAGGCTGTCAAGGAAGTCCACCGTAATATCTGGTCCGTAATCGTTGTAAATAATGTGAATGAGCTGCTTGGAGAATACCGACTTATCCAGAATACCCTGCTCAATCACACCATTGAGAATCTTAATTAGATTGGGCGACTGAGGGTTCTTCTTATCCTCATCCGTATAGCTACTATTCGGCATCTGGAGGCTTACTGGCGGTAGAAGCGCTGAAAGGAGCTGCTGACCTGACCACATCGGCTGCGGTGTCATAGTGACCGGCTCTGGCAGCTTACCCTCCCACCGCTTCGCGTGAACCAGCAGATTCATCGCCTCCTTTTTCGTGAAAAGCACGTTAGAGCGGGTAAAGCGGTTGGCACCTACCAGCGTATCCTGGACTACTGACACAATCGGTACCGACTCACGGGGTGACACGATTTGTAGCGGGACGGCGGCGATTTCACGTAGCTCCGTCGCCGTCTCCACCGACTGAGGCGCGTGTAAGTTCATCTCATCGCCGTCAAAATCGGCGTTGTACGGCGCCGTTACAAATACATTGAGACGGAACGTATTATAGGGCAGAATCTTCGCAATGTGTGCCATCATTGACATACGGTGAAGCGACGGCTGACGATTGAACAGCACCACATCACCGTCCATCAGATGGCGATTCACCACATCGCCCTCAAACAGCTCCAACGACTTAGCATTGACGTGCTTTAAAGAGATAGTGCGCCCGTCGTTGCGCTGAATCGTCTTCGCACCAGGATAGATGTCCGGTCCGTTCTGAATCAACTTGTACAGCTTACCGATGTTGAACTGCGTGACCTTTTCAGGGAACGTCAGGTTCGTTGCAATCTTGAGAGGAATTCCGAGCTCTTTGACGGAGATATTCGGGTCCGGCGTAATGACTGAACGGGCTGAATACTCCACACGCTTTCCCTGGAGATTGGAACGGATACGACCCTCCTTAGAGCCCAGACGCTGCTGAAGCGACTTGAGGAGGCGCCCTGAACGCTGTGCAGCGGGTGAGATACCAGGAATGTTATTGTCCACCAGCGTTGCTACGTGATACTGGAGTAGATTCGTCCACTCATCAATCGCACGCTTCTTCGGCTCATCCGTAATCTTCTTTTTGAGCATGTTGTTCGCCTTGATGATATCAATGAGCTTGCTCGTCAGATCATCCTCGGCACGCTGATTGTTATCCTGGGTGACCGAGGGACGCACCTGCGGGGGAGGAATCGGTAGCACCGTGCAAACCATCCAGTCTGGTCGGCACCAGTGACGACTGAAACCCATAAATTCAACATCCTCATCGGTTACACGACGGAGAAGACGGTGAACGTACTCGGGCTCCAACAGCATTGAAAGATTCATCGCTCCGCTATCGTCAACCGTTGCGCCCTCTGGAGCCTGAACGCCTTCCGGGAGCTGTAGGTTCTTCCAATCGGCGTAAATCTTATGGACCGGCTCCTCACGATACTTATTCGGCTGACGAGAGCCGCAACCGTCCTCAATATCCTCGCCGCAACGTGTCGTACCGGAAGCCGCCTCTAGTACCATCTTCCAGCGGGACTCGCCCTTGAGCTTGAGCAGGTGCTGATGGCGCTGCTTATCAATAAGCAACTTGCCACACTTGAAGCATACACAGCGCATCACCTTCATCAGCAGCTTGAAGAACTGAGTGTAGTAGACCGGTCGTGCAAGAACAAAATGTCCAAAGTGACCTGGGCAGCTGTGATTGTTCTGACCGCACGAGCGGCACACCTTGCCATTCTCTAAAACGCCCATGCGCGGGTCAAAGAGACCGTTCAGTTTACCCTCTGCCGTAGAAGGATTCGTAATTTCGCATACGGAACGCCGTAGGATTTCTTCAGGACTAAATACCCCAAACTGAATCCCCACAATGGATTCAGTTTCAGATGAATGTGACAGAACCGGCATCTCTTCTTTTTTGTATGAGTTTCTTTTAAACGGACGGCGTCACGTCAAATTTTATGAGTTTCGGCGAATTTTTGAATGTATTTTTTTACTGTACTTTATAAGGACATGTCGGCAGATTTATCGGGGGCGGTTGTTCTTTTTGTACCAGCCGAATCGGATCCGCCTCCACCACCAGAAGAGACGCATCCTGATTATGTTGCTGCTAATAGGACAGGACCTACAGGACCTACGGGTGTTAATAATACAAATAATGGTCCGCCAGAACAAACTGGTGCTAATAGTCCGCAAGGACCAATAGGCACAGATAATCAATTGTCTTTTTTAAACCCAGGGGCGCTGTCAGAATTAGCATTTATTAAAGATTTCGGCGGAAATAATTTACCTCCGCAGGTATCAATTTCCTACGTTAAAAAATTTATGAACGAAGATTATTCGGATGCTGGTTTCAATATGTCCACCTCTATGGATATTATTGCCGTATACATAAAAGCCCAAAAAATCTTATATACCGAAGCAAAAGTCTATTGTGAACAACAACTAAATATGTTAATGTTACCGGCAATTTGTATATCTGCCTTATGTACTTTACTGAGTTTAGCGCTTCAAGGCATTATTGCCGGTCCTTACGTAATTAGCGCTTTGACCGCGGTCAATTCATTTATTCTTGCCCTTATTTCGTATCTAAAACTCGATGCGAAAGCAGAAGCCCATAAAACAAGCGCCTACCATTATAGCAAACTGCTAACCATTTGTGAGTTTCAATCCGGTAAGATTATGTTTTTCAAACGAGATGATAGTCCAGAATATTTTGTAGCATTATACAATGAAATGCTTAAATTAATCGTTGAAATAGAAAAAAAGATAGAGGAAATACAAGATACGAATAAATTTATATTACCGCAATATATTCGTTACAATTTTAGAACACTCAATGAACAAAATTTATTCTCAAAGGTGAAAAATCTTCAACTTGAAGAGCTTAAGTTACTAAATGAATTGAAAATTAGTCTTCGCCGATATCATGAAAAACAACAACCGTTTTTAGATAGCACAAATACTATAAGTTTGAAAAAACTATATGATATGTCTGATACCAAAAAAGAGAAATTGGAATATTTATACGCAAATACGGATAAAGAAAAAAGAATGAAAAATATTATTTCACACCGTAAATCATATCTGACACTTGAAGAGGATTTTGAAAAGGAGATTGATGAATATGTAAAGAAGGCAAAGGGGCGGTATTGTAATTGCAATTGGCTTAAATCGTAGAGCTCTTTATAATGTTAAAGATGCCTGCGATTTCTGACAATGAGTTGATTGGTCGGTTGACAAATGGGGTTTTTACGGAGACGGCGTGCTCGGCAGACGTACATACGAACTACCCTTTACAGCGGGTATTTTGGGCGGGGCGTACTTCGTTTCAGGAGGTGGTGATTGCGGAATCGCCCACTTACGGACGGGTGCTGTTTCTGGATGGCGAGATTCAATCGTCGTCGTCGGATGAGGCGATTTACCACGAGCACCTAGTTCATCCTCTGCTCGCTTCGCTTTCTGGGATTCCTAACAAAAAGGTACTGGTGGTTGGTGGCGGCGAGGGGGCGACGGTGCGTGAGGTACTACGTTGGTCTGCTGACGCGGTAGCGGCGGTAGATTGGGTGGATATTGACGGGGATTTGGTGGATTTGTGCCATAAGCATTTGGAGTGGACTGACAATTCGGTCCACAACGATTCGCGGCTGATGTTTTGCCCTGATGATATTAATTCGTTTTTGGACCGTACGTCTGGGCTCTACGATGCGATTATTCTGGACTTGCCGGATCCTGATGTAGAGATGCTGGCTGAGGCGACCGATTTGAGCGATACGCTCTATGGACCTCGGTTCCGTGAGCGTATTATGTCACATCTGTCGTTAGGTGGTGGGGTGGTCACTCATTGCGGTCCGATTCGTCCTGGTGCCGACACGGTTGCTTGTGGTACGGGTATGGTGTGGATACGGGAGCAGTTGTTTAAGGGTATGGAGGTGTTTCCTTACCACGTATGTATTCCGTCGTTCCAGGGCGAGTGGGGTTTTACGATGACCAAGGCACCGGCGTCAGCGGCGGTGTTTCCCAGCGGTTTGCGCGTGATGGACATGGTTGTACAGAATCTCGCATTTACTTGGCCAAAGTATTGGACCGCGCTGTAAAAAATGTTTGTTTTTTTTGTGTTTTTGGTTTCGGATTTTAGATGGGGTTTAATCCAACATAATATAAGGCATTGGTGCAAAGGGCTGGCTGTCAGGCACAATATCCACCCACTGCGGAGCACTGTCGGCGTCGTAGTCCACATCGGCACGGAACTGGAGACTGACGTTGTTCTCGGCGTAGTAGACCCAGTTGCTGTTGTAAAGACTCCACAACTCCTCAGGAGTTGCACCGTCATTGCCGATTGCCAGATCCTTGATACGGATCTGGTAATCGTCACACGAGAAGAGCGTTGCGATGCTTGTGACGATATTGATATTGTCAGGCTGGACAATGCACTCGTCATCAATGGAGATGAGAATCTGGCGGCTGGCAGGGCGCCAATGAATCTCCATTATATCGTTATTCCAGGTCTCAATCTGCGCAAGCTGAATGAGATGCATGTTGTCAAAGTCTTCGGGCGCAGGCGCAGGAACGTTGATGCTGTAAAAGTCCATTTGGAAGGAAGGGGAAGTAAGAAGGGGGAGGATGTATAATATGCGGGCAAGATTTACTTTTTTGTCGGTAGGGGTTTCAATTTTTCTCCGCCGCGGTAAAAATTTGAACCTCGTTGGTCGTCGTTAGTGTTTGGCATCCACATTGTTCATTATGCCTGTGTTTACGACGTTTTACTCAATCCCTATTCCTGAGCCGTCCCTAGGGGATCTACAGCAGCTTGCGCAGTTCTCTACACCCGAAGGCGTATTTGCCGTATCGTGGATGCCTAAGACCGAGCAGGTCGTCATTCAGCACGGTGACGACTGGTACATTCAGCCCAATGCACGCATTGAGGAGTCTCTAAGCACTCTTATCTGCTGTAAGATGCACGATCTACACGCCAATGGACTCTTCCTATTTGACCGCGACTACCGCAATGGTAAGGCAGCGGATATGGATATGGAGCGGGGTCTCCTAGACTGCGAGTGGTCCGATTACGCTCACGATAAGATGGTATTCCAGGCGAACATTGAGGTGGACGGGCTGGAGTACGATACCTACGACTTTGTGGAGTAAAAAATAGGTAGATAGTAATTTATTCATTCATTAATTATCCTTTTTCTCTTCTGCAGGCTTCTCCGCTTTTTCATCGTCAGACCATAGCTCCTCTGCCTTCTCCTCATCGTAATTCTCACGGGTCTTATTTCGATTCAGATACCTGACAACCTCATCTAGAACATTGTGTAGATTCTCCACCTCTGCCCTGAGATGTTTAATTTCCGTGTCCTTATTGTCCTGCGTAACAAAGTTGTAGAAGAAGAACCGAATAAGATTCATAAGAAGACCAAAGGTTGAGAACATAATATAGTACTGGATAAAATGCTCAATAGAGTTGGCGGTAGAGTAGTCTAGGAGATGTAGAGACGGCAAAGACGGCATGGTGGGGTAAGTGAGGATGAATTTGTGTGGGGTTTGGCGCTCAATTTTTTGAAATTTTTACAAAAATTTGAACTTGCTTTTGTCGGTTACGTAAAACGTAACAACAAAAAATGGCGTCTATTACTAGACTTTCTAGATCCTTGATCCGCATTAGTGGTACTAACTTTGGAATGTTAAAGTATGTACGTATTATTCCTACCAACTCTATTATGTATATCAACATACTAGACCGATGCCTAGACATCCATTATAAGGATAAGAAGTCCTTTGATACTCTAATATTTCCAACAGATACGGCACGAGATGTGGCGATCGCTGTTGTTGAATCGTCGTTTAGAGAGCCGACGCAGCATCCTGTTGTCAAGGACTATCCGTTCTGATTTACGCACGGCGGATTTTGCGCGTCTTACGCGCCTTGCGATTCTTGCGCGTCTTTCCAGAAAGACGCTTGTACTCATTGACGTTCGCCTTATTCTCAGGGAACGCTAGTTTTTTACCCGTCATAGTTGTGACCGTTTTAGGCTTGGCGCCGTTCAACAATAGTATTTTCTTAATGGCTCTATATGGAGCAGCCTGTTCTGGTGACGTGGAGTGTGCAATAAACACATCCGCCATGCCACGAGCGGTCTTATTTTCAAGTATGGCATGTTTTACACTATCAGTATAATATTCCATATCATTATCTAGTTTTAAGACTTCTTTCACCATTTCGGGGTTGCCACTATAGACTGCCGCTTGAAGCGGTGTCATAGCCTGTAAATCAGCACCATCCATTTCATGAGCGTAATACTTCAATATTGTGCGGTAGTCTTTTGTCATACGCGGCTGGAGGTTTACCGGGAATTCAACATCTACAATCTGCTTGTATGCAGCGACATTACCAGTACCAATTGCTTCCATCATGTTAAATAACGCATCACGCACGTCAATCTCTATCTGAGGTCTGCTTGGTGCTGATGCGTATTTATGCCGGCGTCCAAGGGCAGAAGCTCCTAAAAATGCCATTCTCTACTTTAAAGATTAGGTTTTACGCACGGCGGGTCTTATTTTTGCGTGTTTTGCGGGTCTTACGTCCTTTACGGGACTGGGACTGGCTCAAAAGACGATTTAGCGTTGCCGTCGCATTTTTGTAATACTGTACGTTCGCCGCATTCTCATTAAACGCTAATTTTCTGCCTCTCATAGTCGTCTTCATCTTAGGCTTGGCTCCGCGACGTAATAGTACACGTTTGACCGCCTTGAACATCTCACTGCCCTTTTCAGGTGTATTATAACGCAGTAAAAGCACATCCGCAATTTGGCGTGGAGTCTTCTGGGCTAATTCGGGATCCAATGTTGCACCGCTTGGTGTCTCCAGATCGGCGCCGAAATACATCGCCTCCTCTACCATCTCAGGCAATCCCGTCAACACAGCCAAGTGGAGTGGGTTCATTCCTTGGTACTCGCTTCCATCCTGAGGATGTATGTATGTTGTTAAAATGGTCTTAGACCTGCGTAGCCCAGTTTCTCAACATTGTTTCTCAACTTGAAAGTATTTCGCCGCGCGACTTTTAATCCCTCAACGTCCCCGTTGACAATAATATCCATGATCTGTTTCATCGCTACCATCGGGGCACTTGACGCATTGGACATGCTTATCTCTAATTAGTTATAATAAAATATTCAACTGAAGCACTATTAGTACATCGGTTGTAGAAATATGTTTTTTGTATACAGTTTTTGTTACCAAACGCTGTGCCATATTTGTACGCATACAAATATGACCCCAAGCGTTTAGTTGGAATAAGCAAGTCCACCCATGCCCGACATAATGCGGAGCACGTTGTAGTTGACGGCGTAGATACGGACCTGCGCCGTGTTGTAGGTGTTGACCGTGTTGTTGGTGAGCGTGAGCAGCAGGGTCGCGTTATCAATACGCGAGAAGTTGCACGAGCCGCTGGGCTGGTGCTCCTCGGGCTTGAGGGCAAACGAGTAGACGTTGATGCCGACCGCGGGGATGTTGGTGTGGTGCTGGTAAGGCTGGACCAAGTTGAAGTACTTGCCCTCGCGCTCCGAGAAACGATCGTGACCGTTGAGCTGGATCTTGGCGACAACCGTCGGGTTGTAGCCCGCCATGCCCTCCACGCGCGTGACGGAGTAGCCCGACTCCAGCACGGACCGATCCCACCAGTCGGAGTAGTTGAACGGCTGCTGACCCTTCCAGGGGTTGACGACCGTGGGGTCGCACGAGACGAACGAGTCGCGCTGGACAACCCACACCAGCTCCTTCGTGGGGTGGTTGAAGTTCATCTTGATCTTGTTGGACGACGACGTGACCGACTCGCCACCCGTGAACTGCAGCTGCTCAATCAGGTACTCGTGCGAGACCTGGGCAAAGCGGCGGCGCTCATCCGTGTCCAGGTAGATGTAGTCAACGTACAGCGACGCCGACACCAGTCCAGCCGCCGCAACGCGCTGCTGGATGGGGTAAGACGTGTTCTGGACCGACGTGCCACCAACCGTGGACGTGGCGTAGTCCCACTCCAGGTTCTGGAGGGGGTTGAACTCGAGCCAGATCTTGACCTCGTGGTACTGCAGCGCAATGAGCGGCAGCGCTAGACCAGGGTTGCGGTTGAACCAGAACTGGAAGGGGATGTACAGCGTGTACTCCGGCGCGCAGTTGCGCACCTCCTGGGAGGCGTGGGGCTCGCCCGTGCCGCACGCGTTGTCGCAGCCCTCACCGCCCTGGACGAGCAGGTTCGTCAGCTGCGGCACGTTGCCAACCATCTCCGCATAGCCGGCCTGGAGACCCGGCTGCTGCGTCAGCTCGTTCCAGATCTGGAGCCAGTCACCGTAGTGCTTGTCAATCTGCTGACCGCCGATCTCTACGTAGACGTTGTTGATGAGGTTGTGGCCAACCCAGTTGAGCCAGCGGAACTGCGCACCCGAGCCGTCCGACGCCTGGAGCGTGACCTGGGGGAGCGTGCACTGGAGGTAGACGCGGTGGATCAGATCGCCGTTACGGGAGATCGTGCACTGCACCTTCTTGCCGAAGTTCGCCGAGCCGTTGAACGTCTGCTCAATAGACTCCATGGCGAAGTTCGTGTGGCGGCGGTAGACTACCTTGAAGAAGGTAATCTGGGGGTTGCCCGTTAGGTAGATATCCTGGGCACCATAGGCGACAAGCTGCATTAGACCACCGGATCCCATAGTTGTTTATACCTGAGCCCGAGAAAATAATTTTGGGCTCCGGGAGGTTTTTTTGTCAAGAAATCCCCCCGCACGGGTCCTACGGTCTAAACCTTCATATTTACCTTTCTTAGTATAAGTGGTACCATGTCCCAACCCTTATCGTTAGACAACCTATTGAAGCCAATGGGTGAAAACGAGCCCGCCGCTCCCCGAATACCTAAGACGCTTGAACCGGCAAAAACATTAGAATCTTTCCACACACAACAAATTCATAGAATTCGCGAGGAGAAGAATAATCTTCCGAAACTGCGTTCAGACCTTTTAGAAAAAAAGGAAAAACTTGCCGCCGTTGAGCGCCAATTTATGGAGCCAAGCGCGTTAACCAACGCAAACGACGTATTAGTCCTGGCATCCCGACAAAAATTAGAAGAAGATGTTATCGCCCTTGAAAAAGCGATTCAAAAACTGGAAGACGGTACCGCCGAAGCCGATTACTTTTTACGCGTCGGCGATATTCTATTTTCCTACAGCGACGCCCAAGAACGTATTGCCGGCGGCGAAAAGCCCATAGAAGCGACGGCAAAAGGAAAAATGCCCGCTAATAGCGTTTATTCGTATTTTACCGCCGATGTTGACGATAAGTCCACCAAGACGAACGATTTAATCCCTGAAGTGCGGAAAGCGTCTGCGATTACGAACACAATTGGGTTTAAGCGCGATAAGGCGCTGGAGTCGTATCTGACGGCGCTCAATCCTACCGCTATCCAACACGAAAATAGCATCGCTTCATCTATTACGGAGAACTTTGGAAATTGTGCTATTTGTGAATCTGAAATGTTATTTAATGAGACCTTTTTGGACTGCCCTCAGTGCGGATACCGTGACTATGTTCTGGTTGATTCTGAGAAGCCGTCCTATAAGGATCCGCCTAGAGAAATGTCGTACTACGCCTATAAGAAAATTAATCACTTGAACGAATGGCTGGCGCAATTCCAAGCAAAAGAAACTACCGAAATATCGCCTGCTATTCTGGACCAAATCAAACAGGAACTCCGCAAGGAACGTATTACTGACATGAGCAAACTCAAACCGTCCAAATTGAAGGACGTCATTAAAAAGCTAAAATTAAATCGTTGCTACGACCACGTAGCACATATTCTCAATCGGCTCAACGGTATTTCGGCGCCCGTTTTGTCGCGTGAAGTTGAGGAAAAACTTCGGTATATGTTTAAGGAAATCCAATTTAGTTTCGTGAAACATTGCCCTAAGAAGCGCTCCAACTTCTTATCATACTCCTTTGTGTTGTATAAGTTCTGTGAACTTTTGGAGCTGGATGATTATTTACCTTGCTTTCCCCTGCTCAAGAGCCGCGAGAAACTCTATATGCAGGATAAGATTTGGCAGAAAATCTGTGAAGATATGGGTTGGGAGTTCATTCGAACTGTTTAAGAATATTTTTATATAGTTTATTAAATTCGTAGTTATAAATTGCTAAATATATTTCATAAAATCGCTCAGGATACTTTTTCGCCTCTTCTATTGCAATGGTGTGCGCCTTTCTACTTGCTTCGCTACATACAGGTATTAAAATACTAATATCTGTATGTGATAATTTTTTTACGTCCATTAGCGGATCCCTAGAGATTCATAATAACTTTTTGAGTCGGTTTGAACGGGCTGGGGTTGTTTTGGCGGCTCCGTTAAAAACATATTGCTGACACCGCTAATAGGTAAAATAGCACCGTAACCTAACGTATCAATAATATACGAAAAGAGCGGTTGGTTTTCGTGGTTGGACTCAAAGATAATTGTAGGATAATTATTTTGTTTGATAGTCTGGGTGGCACCTTTGAGAACATTTAACTCATTATCTTCTACGTCCATCTTGATAAAGGTAATATTTCGGAAATTATACGAATCCAGTGTTCGTACTTCCACCTGCTCTTGGGCAAGAATTGGATCGGCGAACGATTGTAGAGATGATCCGCCGCCGTCTTGACTACGAATATTTAGAGTCATTGTACCCACTTGATCTGGAGCACCTAACGCTACGTTGTGTGCCGTTACGTTTTTTGCGTTGGACAAGGCAATTGATCCGCATAGTGCGTAAAAGGTCATTTTCTGGGGCTCAAAACTATGAACCTTAGCAGCGCTATTTGCTAGTGCAATAGAATAGGTTCCCGTATGAGCGCCAATATCTAGAATCGTACCCTGTTTGCAAAACTGCTTACACCATTGAATAAGACCCTTTTCAAAGAGTCCGTGCTGAATATAGTACGGTAGATTATTGGCAGGAAGAATATACGACGCCTTGGAATTTAGAAATACAAGTTGATTATTTTCATTATTTGCGATATCATCAGCGGAGTGTTTCGTAAGAATAAAATATGTCGTAGACATTCTCTATGAGTAGGTCTAAATCTTACTCTAAATAGAGACATATCCCGAATGCCCGTCTATGTCGGATTTGATATGGGTATCCGCAATCTGGCGTACTGCGTCATTGAACATGGTATTTCTGGGGAATGGTCTATTGCCGCCTGGGATAACGTAGATTTGCTTGAGGGTGGCGAAACCGCCCAGACTGCTAAATCGTGTGCCGGTTGCGGTGGTGGCGCAAAGTGGATTTCCGTTGGGGATGGGACCAAATGGTGTAAAGCGTGTGCCACCGGTGTCCGTGTCAAAAAATCGGCTACGGCAAAGCCATCACTGTCTTGCTTACCGTGCGATATGGGGGCAAAAGAACTCAAGGCACTTGCTACAGGTCGTGGTGTAGATGCTAAGAAGATGAAAAAACCCGAACTGGTGGCATGGGCACAAAAGGAGTACCTCGTGCCCTGGAAAGCGGTAAAGACAATGTCGGTCGGTTTGGATACGATTCGTAAAGCCATGGATACCTGGTTAACATCTGTACTTTCATCAATGGCTCGGGCTGAATTGATTCGGCTGGAAAATCAGCCGGCGATGAAAAATCCTACTATGAAATCGGTACAGATTATGTTGTATACGCTTCTAGCACATCGGTTGGAAAGTGAGTATTTTTGGACCGGCAATATTGACTTTGTCCATGCCGGCGTCAAGTCGCGTGCCGTGGATTACACCGATATTAGCGGAGCTTCAGGAGAGTACAAGGCACGCAAGGATACGGCGGAAGCCGATGTTACTGCTATTTTGGCAGCGGGTGGGGCAAAAGCTTCTGTATGGGCTAAATTCTTTGCGGGACGGAGCAAGAAGTCCGATTTGGCGGACGCCTTTTTGATGGCTTATCGTCAATGATTTTATTATGAATAAACAGAATAATGTCTAATAAATTGATTGAACCCAAGAAGTCTCTGGCGGCGCAGTCTGTGCTGCAGCAGATGCGCCACCTGTCGCCCGAGGAAATCCAGCACGTTGCTATTGAGACGGGAATAATCTTATACCCACCTGTTGTTCCTTATGGATCAACATCTGAAGCACTCTTTGCTGCTCCTAAAAAAACAAGAGCCGCGCAGGAGGTAATTGACGACCTCCGTAAACTATCACCACCAGAGTTGCAATTTATTAAAAATACATTGATACCAGCAGCATCAACACCACTCCGCCAGTATACACACCCTCTTAACAAGAAATCTACTAGGAAGACTAGCGGACGCCGTCGCAAGACCCATAAAAACAAACGTAAATAAGTGTATAATTCATTATTAACATGTTCAATTTATAATTGAATATGTTTTGCCATTTGCGTTTGGGAATCTAAAACGAAGGCGGAGGAGGTAAAAGAAGGAAACTATGAGCGGTCCTACGATCCGTATATCCGACGGCGGGTCGTTCCCCGAAATCTCTGCCAGCCAGGATATGGGTCGCTCGCTTGACATTAACCAAAACGATTTTGACCTCAATCTCCTCGGCAATCAGCGCAAGATTGCGGGCTCTGTCGGTCGTCCGGCGTCTCCGGCAGCCGACCTCAAACCCGTAGATGATATTGAATTTGTAAACCTTGATGATACAAATGTAACATTTGATGTCAAGCCGTCCGGTGGCGGTGACAATATTCGTATTATGCGCGAGACGGGTCCCTCGGCGCCTATTGGTGGCGGAGGTGGTAGTGAGCCGTTTCGCCTTGGCGGCTCTGCACCATCGGCTCCGACAATGTCCGCACAGCCGACATCTGCTCCAAGTGTAACAATGAGTGCCACTACTACTACTGCCGCACCTGCTGCGAAGTCGTGGTTCTCTAGCATTCCTGGACTAGGTGGTGCAACAACGACGAATCCTGTTGCCAATGCCGCGGCAGCAGCCGCCCCTGCCGCCGCCGGTTTCCGCAGCTGGTTTAGCGGCAGTGATGCACCCGCTCCTACGCCTGCTATTGCTCAGACGTCCGCTGTATACCTGACTCCCGAACAAGAATCGGGTAAGAAGACGGAGGGTTTAACGATTCTAGAGCGCATGGACCGCAAGGGCATTAGCGGTACGAAGATGTCAATGAGCAATACGCTAGAGGAGATTAACTCCGAGGTAGCACGCCGTAAGGACTCCAAGGGTCTTGAGGCGTCACTGCGCTTCCAGCGCTCAATGCTCACGACCGTCACCAGCGGTATGGAGTTTCTCAACAGCCGCTACGACCCGCTCGGACTCCATCTAGACGGCTGGTCTGAGCAGGTGAACGAGAATATTGAGGACTACGATGAGATCTTTGAGGAGCTGTACGATAAGTACAAGGATAAGAGCAAGGTGGCGCCTGAGGTCCGCCTCATTCTATCACTCGGATTGTCCGCCGGTATGTGCCACGTCACGAATACGATGTTCAAGTCGCGTATGCCTGGTATGGATGATATTCTCCGCAACAATCCGAATCTGGCGCGCGAGTTTGCACAGGCGGCGGCGCGTGAGTCGGTCGGACCTGGCTTTGCGAACTTTATGTCGCTCGGACAACCTGGAGGTGGACGAGGCGGTCCCCCTCAGGGGGGCGGTGGCGGTCCTTCGCAGATGCCGCCTGAGATGCGCCAGCCGCCAATGCGTGAACAGGCGCCGCC